GGTGATGTCACCGACAACTCCCATGATTCCGACTTGTGCGGACACCATTTCACCGCTTCTTGTAATCATATTCGATTCTTTTTTAAATTTAACACATGCAAAAGTAATGATTTTGTGTCATAGTGATACACACTTGTTGATAACTGAATCATAACTTTTGCGTTCACTCACCATCGCCGGGCGTTGGTTCATCCTGGATTTCCCAAGACTGAACCAATATCCCGTCAACGATTTCAAGCCTTTCAACAACGACCTTTCCCGGTTCGGGCGTTGGTTGTTCGCTTGCCACAAAGTCGATGAACCCGGAATTTCTCAACTCTGTTAGATATTCGCCCGCCCGTGTGTCAACACAACGCAAGTCAAGCGGTTCGCCGGGCGTGTATTTTGCCAATAGAATTTGTTGCACCATATCAATTTCTATATTGTATTATCATGTAACCACCATTATAATAGCGCAAGACAAGAATGTCGCCTTTCGCCATATCAATGTATGAATACGCACCACCATCATTGTTGTAAATTTGCGCACCCGTGCTTGAACGGACGCGGATTGTGTTCGGCATATTGCGGTCACACACAATTTCCAAGTCAAACATGACATTTGCATTCGAAACGGCTGAATCAATACTTGATTTTGTCGGCAAATCAACACCAAGCAACGAACTTGCATTTGCCGTGAAATGAAATTTGTGTGTCAACTCAAACCAGGTTCTAATAATGTCCGTGTATGCTTGTCCGATGTAACCCTTACTGAACAATGCAAATTTTCCGATGTTCAATTGGTTTCCGATGATTTCAAGTGCTTTTGGATGATACCAATGTTCCATTGAACCGTCCCCGGCTTCACACTTGATGAATGCCGCCGTTCCCATTACATAGTTGTCGCCAACCAATTCAATGTCCAGGCAATTGTCATATCCAATCCAATTCAAATCACCCATCGCCGCAAGAACCTTTGTTCCGCTTCTTTCACGGCGGAAACGAATGTTTGAATTTGTCAATGAAAGTCCCTCACCGCTTGAATAAGAATTTTCGCCGCCGATGCGTCCCTGGTTGATGGCAAAACCACCAATCGAACCCGTGATGGCTCTTATTACACCCTCAACGGTTGCTTTCGTCATTACGACCGAACCGTCTTGCATGACACGATAAGGCGCGGTTGCTCTGTTTTCAAACGATGCGCCCGCCCAAAAACGGATTGATGCGGCGGTTGTTCCTTTTCCGGTCATACCCGCAAGGATGCTTTGGTTGTCGCCCGCAACCTGGATTGTTCCGGATGTGACAAGTCCGCCGTCAATGGTTGTCTTGGTGTTGTCATAATTGACCGCAACAACCCAATCGTTCACGTTGTATGATTGTCCGGATGCCTTGGCGGTTGCACAACGGCGCAATTCTTTCCCGTTGACCCACAAGTCACCAATGTCATAAGGCGGATAAGGTGTCGCAACGAACACGCGGCGTTTGCCGTCTGCCGTATCTTTCGCGGCGGCTGCATTGGTGTACGCGTCAATTGCCTTTTGGTCGTGAATCTCAACCCAAACATAACTTGAAGAATATCGCTTCAACAAGTTCGTTGCACCACTAAACCACATGTCGCCGACATGCTTTGCCTTGATGGTGTTGTTTGTCCAGGCGGTCGCCGGGTCTGAATTTTGAAACCAGGTTTCAATCTTGCCGTCAATCTGACTTGTCAAGTTGTCAATTGTGTCGGAATATGCACCGTTGATGAATGTAGTCAACGCCGAATTGTCCGTGTACTTTGATGCCTTTTCCCAATCGCTTGAAGAATACGCGCCCGTTGACCTTGCAGTTTTGCAACGCATGATGTCGCCGGAAGAACCTTGAACCCATAAGTCGCCAACCTCATAAGGCGTGTACGGCGTTGACGTGAAGATGCGGCGTTTTGTCCTGGCAAGTTCCAAGGCATCGTTCGCAAGTGCCAACGCTTGTGCAACCTCTGCATCCGAAAGTTGTTGCCACTTATAAGCCCCGTTTTCCTTGACAAAGCGGAACACCGCGCCCGTGTCTGTGTTGTAGAACAAATCGCCAAGGTGTGTTTCTTTCAACGCGGTCGTTGTCCAGGTGTTCGCCGGGGCGTTGTTCAATGTCGGGTCGTATGTTTCGAAGAATTGTTCAATCTGACCGTCAAGTTGCGCTTGAATATCATCCAGGATGCCGGGCAAGGTGTTGTTGATGAAGTCCTTTGATTCACTTGATTCCGCGCCAAGTTCTGCAAGGGTCTTTTCCTCTCCGTTCCTGGTGAACACAATGCGACCGCCGATTTCTCCGTTGTCCAGGTCGAAATATGTCAACCCGTCCGCCGATTCAACGCGTCCGGTCTTGATGAAACGTCCGTTGATGGTCGTGAATCCGTATGTCAACGACATTGAACGGGCGTGAATGTCCGGGTCAACGCTTGACAAGACACCAATCAAGAAGTGATAATAATTGGCATCACTTTCAACCTTGATTTGGCTTTGCGTGAACAAGAACGTTCCGGTTTGGTCTGAACGTGAACATTTCGCGTAAACATAGAACGCCGCGTTGCTATCCGTGAACGTCAAAGAACCGTCCGCAATCACCCAAGAAACGGCGTGTTCCTCGTTGATGGTGTAATGTGTCAAGACACCGCCTTTCCATTGGATAACGTTGACATTTCCCAAATAATTGGGTTGGAACACGGTGTTGACCAATCCGAATTGCATTGACTTCGCACCAACTGACAACATTTGCGTGTCGATTGAAAGCGGTTTTATTTTCTCGGAATAATAATCGCCGTCAGCATCGAACACCATGTCAAGAACCTGGCGTGATGTACGCCAATTCGCCCTTGCCCTTGCCGGGTCTTTTAGGTTGTTGATGTTGATGATGTTTTCAATATCACCCAATTCTTGCAAGATGGTTGTCTGAACGCTTGTTGTCTTGGTTGTGTCCGAAATCGTCAATGTATATTGGTACGGATTCAGAACGTCACGGGTGAAACCCTTGATGCGGATGTGCTTGTCAACGCCGATGTCCGGGTCAACGATGTGGATGTAATCACCAGGAACGAACGCGTTCACAATCACGACATCCGAACCGCCGACAATCTTTTTCAAGCAATTCTTTTCGATGCTCAACGAATATTGAACCCTTGGTTGCGAAATTTGCGGATAATAGGTTTCCGCCGCTTCTTGAAGTTCAAGTTCCGCCGCGTTCGTCAAGGAATCCGGATAAATGACACCAAGAATCTTGTATTTGTCACCCGCCGCGAACTGAAACGCCGATGATGAAGCATTCGGGAACACATCACCCCGGTCATCCTGGAATGACTTCAACGTGAATGTGTGTGACCCGTGATTGTATTCTTTCACTTCGAACTCATATCCGGCAAGATTTCCCGTGTTGAAGTGAATCTTTGGCGATTCGTTCGGGATAAGGTACAAATATTCTTCGCCGGACTTTGCGTTCAAGTCGAAAGGAAACGCCGTGTCCGTGAACTTCAAGATGTTCCCGGAATCAATGGAAGTGATTTGCCCGTCATAATGCGGTTTTATTGCTTCGAACACCTTTTGCCCCTCGATGATTCCATACATTGCAACGGCGTTGTCATCCTGGATATAAGATTGCATCTTGCTCTTTCCTGGTAGGCAAAGACGTTTTGCACGATAGCGGAACGAAATATTTTCAGACGAACCGAACACGTTCAATCTTGTCACAATGTCGGATGATGTGACATTTTGGCGCGTAAGTTCATACAGACCGCCGCCGCGTCCGAACTTGAACGTGTACGGCAAGACCGTTCCGACCTTTTTCATGTTGATGGTGTTCACGCCGCCCGATGTGATGATTTCAAATTCAACGTGTTCGTTTTTTCCATCGTTCGAAAACTCGTTGCAAAGGGTCTGCAAGACTGCAAGGCAATTTTCGCCGTCAAAGCCGATTGTCTTGTATTCAGTTTCCGGACATGCGCCAAGTGACCATTTCCCAGGAAAGACACGGTTCGCGTTCGCAATCAACACTTGCATGAACTTTTGCAACGTTCCCGTCAACGTTTCCGCCTGGACATCTTGAAG